CAAGACTCTAGAAACAGAATACGCCTTTGTGTTCTTTGATGGTCCTCATGACAATGCTTCTCTTAATGTAGAGTGCGAATTCTTTGTTCAGAGAGCTCCAGTCGGCGCAGTATTTGTCTTTGATGATATTGGTATGTATGATCATGATAAGGTCGTAGAAGAAAGTCATCTATTCAATAATGGATTTGAAGTCCTAGAAAAGGGAAATACAAAAGCTTCTTACGTCAAGCGTAAGTAAGATATGCAAATCTCCAGATTATAAATAATACATAACATTCTGGAGGAAACATGCTAAATTTTGGCGAATATCTGTCTGAATTAAAATTAACTCTTCAATATCATGACGAGTTAAATCCAAAGATTTGGAGAACCGAAGATAAACTAAAACCAGAAGTCCGTAAGGCTCTTCTGAAGTTTGCTTATACTTGGGCAGATTTTGCCAAAATTCCAAAGTCAATGATCGATCATGTTATTATGACAGGTGGTAATGCTAATTATAACTACACTAGCAAATCAGACATTGACGTTCATGTTATGGTTGACCGTTCTAAACTATTTTCCGATCCTAAGTTTGTAGAAGAATATCTACAAGACAAGAAATCTTTATGGACTCTTACTCATAACGTAGATGTTTATGGTTATCCCCTTGAACCATACGCACAGGATAAGACTTTAAAGTATCCAAAGAATCAAGGCATTTACTGCCTGACAAAAGATGAATGGCTACAGAAGCCTCGTAAGATTGATTATGATTTTAAGAACGATCATCTTCTAAAACAAAAAGTCTCTCATTACATGCATGCAATAGATCACATGATCAATTCTAAAATGGGAGTCGATGCTTTTGAAAATATGAAAGCTCGTTTTAAGAATATGCGCACAGCTTCTCTTCAACAGTATGGCGAGTTCGGTAGAGAGAATCTTGTATTCAAGGAACTACGTAATCGTGGTTACATTGACAAAATGAATAAATACGAAACATCGCTTAAAGACAAAGAGTTGTCTTTAAAATAGAACTTTTCTTTTCCTAAAATACAGTTTATAATATAATGTCTAGTGTGGAGGATGTAATGGAAATGAGTAGCGATCTAGAATTTATGGTTGAGACAGATATGATCTTACAGGGTTACAATCCATATAACCCTGATGAAGTAAATATATATTGGGAGATTTATTTTAATGGCTATTGAGATTTATTCAAAAAATAATTGTTCTTTCTGTGATCAAGCAAAACAAATGCTTCGTATGCACGGAAAGGATTTCATTGAGTATAAGTTAGACGAAGACTTCACACGAGAAGTTCTGCTAACAAAGTTTCCTGAAGCTAAGACGTTTCCTGTAATTGTCCTCGATGGATTTAACATCGGTGGCTTTGAGCAGTTGAAGCGACATCTTACTGAGGAAACATCAGACTCTCGTAAGATTCTGTTGGAAGATAATTATCACGGAGCATAAATTATGGCTATGTATGAACGCAACGTGTTGCTTCAAGATCTGCGCAAGAATGTAATGGCAGTTCATTTCACAAAGGTAAATGGTGAAAAGCGTGAGATGCGTTGCACTCTTATGCCACAACTTCTACCACCCAATTATGTAAACGAAGAGACACAAGAAAAAGATTTCCATGACAAGAACCAAGATGTTCTTGCTGTATGGGATGTGATGAAGGGTGGATGGCGTTCTTTTCGCATCGACTCTATTGAGTATGTTGAAATTTTAGATCCTTATCAATACTCATAGGAGAGATACATGAGCGAAAAGACCTATTGGGGACATCATCTTATTATTAATGCAGGTGAGTGTAACCACAACACTATTACAGATTATAATACAATCCATGAATTTACTAAGCAGTTAGTCAAGGATATTGACATGGTTGCTTATGGTGAACCACAGATTGTAAAGTTTGGTACAGGTAATAAGGCTGGTTATACTCTAGTTCAATTAATTGAGACAAGTAATATTTGTGCTCACTTTGTTGACGAGACAAATGATGTCTACTTAGATGTCTTTTCTTGCAAGCCATTTAATGAAAAAGCTGTAGTCAATCTCGTTAAGGTCTTCTTTGAAGCAAAGAAGATTGAAACTGTATTCCTTGACAGACAAGCGTAATATATAACAGGTGGCGATTAATCGCCACCATTTATTATTGGGGTGAGAAATGGTAAAAGCAGTATTCCTTGACCGTGATGGAACTATTAATGAGCTCGTGCATGGAAGAGAAAACCCAAAGCATGTTTGTCCTTGGTATTTTGCAGAATTCAATTATATTGATGGTGTTGAAGAGGCAATTAAAGGATTAAGAGCTCTTGGGTTTTCTTTGCATGTTGTAACAAATCAACCAGATGTTGATGATGGATATACAACAGAAGATACTATGAATGTTATTCATCAATGTCTCAAAAATGATTTGAATGTAGATACAATTCAGGCAGCAAGAACACGTGGAACTGAAGAGTATAAACCTAATCCTGGTATGTTAAATAAGATCATTAAAGAATGGATGGTTACTAAAGAACGTAGCTGGATGATTGGTGATACATGGCGTGACGTTGTTGCTGGCAACCGTGCCGGAGTCAAGACTATATACCTTGGTGACATTTATAGTGCTCCTTCAGAATGGTTACATATTAAACCAGACTTTTATGCTAAGAACCTTCTTGAAGCAGTAACAATTATTCAACAGAATGTGGGTGGAAATTAATGAGTGGTTTTGAAGAGAATGAAATTTCTATAAAGGCAAATGGTGGAACTGAATTAGTTAAACGTAAGCTTGCTTCTATGCTTCCAGAAAGCTTGCTTGAAGACTTTCAAATTATTTGTTCTAGAACACGTGATTTGGACGAAAACAAAATTCGTATTCTTTGGTGTCATGATCTACCCGAAGACCCTGAATCTAAAAATTTCAGAGACACTGAATGGCGAAATAAGTTTCATAAATTTGTTTTCGTTTCTAATTGGCAGTATAGCCGTTATAATTTGATTCATGGTTTACCAATGGATGATAAGTCTATTGTTCTAGATCATGGTATTACTCCTGCTCCTGCTTCTTGTTTAGAAAAGCCAGATGATGGTAAGATTCATTTGGTATATACCTCAACGCCACAACGTGGATTGGCTATTCTTGTTCCAGTGTTCGAACATTTGGCTGAAACAAATCCAGATATTCATCTACACGTTTACTCTTCTTTTAAAATCTATGGATGGGAAGAAGCAGATAAACAGTTTGAAGAATTATACGAAACAATTCGTAATCATCCTCAGATGACTTATCATGGTTTCACTCCAAACGAACAACTAAGAGAAGAACTCAATAAGTATCATATTTTTGCTTATCCTTCTATTTGGACAGAGACTTCTTGTATTGCTATGCTAGAGGCTATGTCTGCAGGATTGGTTTGTGTTCATTCGAATCTCGGAGCTCTACCAGAAACTTCGGGTGGTTTAAATGTAATGTATAATGTTAATATGGAAGATGTTCAGAAACACGCTGGTGTATTCGCTGGTAATCTACAAGCAGCTATTCGTCTCGTTCGTGACAAAAAGCAAGACAACATGATCGCCTTTAATAAAGTTTATGTAGATAACAAGAACAATGTAGAATTTATCAAGAACAAATGGGAAGTAATGTTAAACGATCTCAAAGCTGAATATCCCGACGAAGAGTCTCGTAAATTTCCCAAAGAAATGTTTGTCTACAAGGTATAAATACTATTGACTTCTTATAAAATATAAGGTATTATATGTCTAATAATTCGAATAATGTCGTGAGTTTCCCCAAGGGTAAGAACGCTAACAAAGATATTACTCTCGAGGATATCCAACATAATATGGAAATGATGAGACATTATCATATCCAAGAAACTATCCAAAATCTGGTTCCAATGATTTTCAATCAATTAGACATTGCTGGTTTCGGTCTCATCGAAGATGATGTAGATGTCGATGTTAAGGATGGCGCACTCATAGTGGAAGCTTTGCGTTCTTTGATGCTAAAGCACTATGATATGCACCATCCTTTTCAGCAGGTGTCCGAAGCTATCTTCGTTCCTCATCCCAAGGAAGAAGGTGCATTTAAGATTGCTGATAAGTTGGAACTAGATCTAAAACCTCTGGATGAACCTGAAGAAACTGAATAGGTGATTTGTGATTATTGTTGACTTGA